TCCATTAATACATCCTTACATCCATATTTATATCCACCTTTGTATGTATCTTCAACTTTTTTAATGATCACATCATCTTCTAATTGACTACCATTCCAATGCAATAAAGCAGCTTTTGCAGCTTCACTTGGTAAACCATGTCTAAAGAAATGGGATGCTATTCGCATCAAAGTATTATTTCTTGAACCTTCTTCAGGGCCAAGTTTATACATTTTCTGTACACAGGGTACTATATTAGTAGGTTCTGCATTAGATTGTAGTACTCGTATTTTAGGTACTTTTGTTATTACCTTGTCTTCTAGTTCACTGTCTCCCCATATAGGTTCTTGTTCAATATTTCTTTGTTTAGAAGCATGTTCTATTATGTCTTCTGCACTTAGATTGTTTATTGAATTAATATCGAGAGGTATTTTATATAGATTTGATTTTTGATTGAGTGTATTTTCACATCTATATATTGCTGTTCTATTATATACTGATAGGTCTATATCACCAAATAAATTATTCATTGTTTCTTTAACAATAAATGGTAAGTCTTTACTTCCTTGTGGATAATTAAATACTTCACCACTTATTTCAATGTGATATCCAGTGCCGCTATAATATAATCTATAAGAGCGTTTTTGCACACCTAGTTCTTCTAGTTCAAATAATACACCTTTTGTTTTATTTAGTGTATAATCGTCTGTGTTTTGACCCTTATCTACGTCAATTAATACATCTTTTATGTATCTATTACCTAAGAAGTCTTTGAATGATCTTTTGATTTTATGATATTCTTTTCCTTCTTCATCGTATAGATACAAACTTTTGTATACTGCTTGATTTTTACCTTCAGATAATAATATATCAATGAGTTGCTCTTCAGGAACAAGTAACCCCCTATTACGGGGGCTACTTATTGCTATTTCGTGATAGAGTTGCACTAGAATTTATCAAATGGTGTAGAGGCAGCGGTGCCACTTGTACCATTCGATGCTGGTGCTTTTTCGTCATGTTCTACGATATACTTATTTGCCTTCATCCAGTCAACATAACTTTCTAAATCTGCTTGAGCTTTAGAATCATTAGTAACTACTTTAGGGCATACAGTAGTATAAGCTTGTCCAGCTTTCTCGTTATACTTTTTATATACATAAATATAGTATTTCAAGTCGCCTTCATCTTTCTTTAAATCGTAGTTTGCAGCAGCAAAGTTAAGATTTAGATAAGAAGCTATATCTTCTATTTCTTTATCTTCACCATCTACCCACTGACCTTTTTTATTAACACCACCATCCCATCCTAGAGCATCACAAAAATATACTATGCGTTTCAGTAAACCACTATCCCCATTTATGTTACCACTAGTATCGTAATCGAAACTTCCTAGTAGTGCATATTTGAAAGGATACTCTGAATTTTGATTTTTAAAATATATTTCTAAAAACATATCCATATTTTCATATTCACTTGATCTGTCTACTGCATCAGTAAATGCTACTGACTGATAACCAAGCCAGTTCGGTGATGAACTGTACTCAGTTTTTTGTACATTTGTACCTTTAAACGGCATGTATTACTCCTGTTCTTTGTATTTTAGGATTTCCTTCATTACGCTATCGTAATCAAAATCAAGAACTTTCTGAGCTAAAGGTTTTAACCTGCTGCCTACAGTTCTTTCATCATAAGCTTGAAAAGAAATATAAAATTTCCCATCTTCTTTATTAGCCATAGCGTAACCTATCACGTCTGCTGACGCAGTTAAAGCATAAGACAACCCTCTTGGTAGCTCAGGCCCTAACTGGCTTTTACCGTCTGTTACGACAGTATTTTTTGCATGCGATATCAACACTAAGTTTCTTCCTAGTGCTTTGCATAGCGTTTGAAATTTTTTAACAATATCAAGGTTCTTCTTCCTTGCTTGTGCCCAGTCAGCTCCCCATGAAGAGCCTTCACCCATTGCTGTTTGACCTCTTTCATCACATACTTCTTGTTCAATCCATCTGTTAATGTGATCAACTGTGTCAATAGCAATAGTATCATAAGGCAATGATTTAAGATTTTCTTTTAACCATAAGTATACTTCTAACATAGAATATACTTTCATAGGGTCACCTATTTCATCACCTGTTCTGTTGTAGTATCCACGTTCATCGTGAGGTACAGCTTCTATGACTGGTTTACCATCTTTAGTTACTTGCTTACCTTCTAGCATTTGTGGTCTAGTAGGTGTATTTAAAGATGTTACTGTTACTGTGTTTGCATTATTTACAAAATCAGAGCCTAAGTCTGTGTCTATTAATAAAACACCTTCTGCTCCTTTATCACTCCACTTACTAGCCTGTGATGTTTTGCCCGTTTTGGGCTGACCGATAAAATACCAAGTCAGCCCTTTAGGCAATTTAGACCAGTCAGTAGATACTTTTCTTACTTGAATATCCATAACTATCCTTTGATTATTAAGTTGTCAGTTCGTATTGTCAGTGGCATTAAGCCGCACCAAATATACTGATAATAAGGTTTATTTGCAACAACATTAAACACTTGGTCTACTCCTAAACCTCCTACAATAGAGGCTGTAAAAATAGTGTGTTTCATTGTACAAGATTCTTCGCTTATTTTATGAGTTGGTAACCATGTGTCCATATAGTTGTCATGATCTTTAGTTGCTGTAACAATTTCCATTGCCATAGCACCCATACGCAAATCTAAAAACATTTTTCTATTGTCTTGTTCTAACCATTTGTTATACGCTAATAGTCTAACTTCCATATTATCAGCACATACAATCATTTTAGGAAACGTTGGACTGTCTTCTTTGTAATACTCATTATAAAATTTCATATTACCTGGCTTAACAGCGTATAATTTAGATATGTTTTCAGCTACTTCAGCTTTACTTGACCCCATAGCGTTTTGTGGATACATAGTTGTGCTTAGATTGTGTTCTTCGAGTGTGTCAAAATCCCAACCAACTATCTTTTTAAAACCCATAATAGACAATAGAGGTACCAGCTGTGAGCCGATACCTCCTAGTCCTACTATGCCTATTTTGTCAAGCTTACCTTGAGGTATAAGGTCTTTATTTCTCAAGAATCTAGTATCCGCCATAATATCCTCCATATCCATAACCATAGTTATTATCTACTTCATCCATTACATAGAAAACTTCATCTGCACCTAAACCTAGTTTTTCAAGCTGAGCCTCTAACTGCACATCACTTAATTTACCTTCTATATTAAGGTCTAAAAGTTTGTTAATTTTCCGTTGCTTGTTTTGAGGTTGTTTGTTTAGTATCTCTTGTTTTCTTTTCTCTTTGTAAGGAGTATAAGAAACTCCACCTGTTATAGTCATTTGTTGAGATTTAACAACTGGTTTATTCTTTTCAATAATATCAGCTTGAGCTTTCCAGTCATCTTCAACTTTGTATTCAGGTGTTTTGATTTCTATCTGATCATTATCAATCTCTAAACAATGTGCTGCACCGTATTGGTCTTTATAACCAAATCCAAATGCTTCAGTAGCTTTACCACTACTTGCGACTACTAAACTACCGTAAAAGCCTTGTACTGGTGCCATTTCTTGTACTGTTGATTGATCTGTTCCAGATAAGAATGCTCCCATTGTATGGTGACTATGTATAAGTCCTATAGAACATTTTTTCAATGAAGGGTATTCTTCGTATGTGAGTCTTAGTATCTTGGCTAAGTCTTTAGCTTCCCATTCTGTTGATGTTCCATGACCTAAGTCAAGTGGATGGAAATGTACTAATTTAAACTCTTCTGGAAATCCTTCTTTATCCGTTTTGATTCTATACCATGCTGGGCCAGACCATTCTGTACTAGGAAACCGCTTCAAAAGATAACGGTACTTGAGTGCTATCTTGTTTGGTATTAGTAATGTTGTATCCATAACTTTCTACAACCTTTCTTTTTTTATATTTTATTGTTGCTTCTTCAGCTTCTAGAAATATTAAATGTGATTTTATTTTACTATCTTCGTAAAGATTTATTAACTCTTCAAAAGTAGTAGGCCATTTATCTATTTTTAACTTTTCTTCATTATCCTTTTTCTCTTTAAGAGTACTTATCATCATATAATCATAATAATAACCCTTATTAAATAAATATCTATGGTCTAAATCCTCATCCCATTCACATTCAAAAGCTGTTTTAACTGCTTTATCTAACATATCGTCTATTTTTAAAACATCGCATTCATCTTTTACACTTGTTAATAGTTCTTTAAATAATTTAGTATTTGCACGCTTGTATTTTCTTATTAAAGAAGCTCTTATTTTTCCAAGTTCCTCATTCTCTACATTAGAATTATCATTTATACGACTAGACAAAGAATGTTTTACAGTTAAATCTGCATAAACTTGATTCTTTTCAATAATAATTGGTACTATTGTTTCTATATATTTTTGTATAGCAATTTTTTCGTATTTACTAATTATTGTTTTTGTTGAATTATTGTTTATGCATTTTTTTATACATTGTCTCATTGTTTTACCTAAAGCATCTGTATGTTTTTCCAAAGCAATATAACTTTTATGACTATTTAATATACCATATGTAGTTTTTGCTTCTGATATCATAGGAAAACGTGCGTTGCCATCTTCTATGCTAATATATCTATCAATTACATTTCTGCCTCTTCCATCAAATCCACGATTTATTAATTCCCAATTAATGTCATTACTAGGTCTATGAATAGGTGTTCCCGTGACATCGATAAGCATATTTATATAATTAATATGTTTTGATCCTTGCAAATTGCTATTATTCTCTAACAAACTTTCATTGATTCTATGTAATATTTTTCTAGTTTCATTTATTACTGATAATTCAGATTGTCTGTCTTCTGATTTTATATCAAATATATGTTTAGTTATAAAATTATAACAATTATCATGATATTCTCTATTACTTGTACTATACATTAGGTAAGTGCCTCTACTAAAAACTCTAGGTTTAACTTTATCTTTAGTAAGCGTGTATACTGTTGGTGTATGGTTAATATTATGATACGCTGACCTAGCATTCCAGGTATTTAAAAACTGATTAATTGTTTTTAGATACATTATAGGATTACCTTCATGTCTCCATCTACCTAAATCATTTTGATATGCACCTAAACAAGGTACACTAGATGATATATGCGGATGATCTGCTGACCATAAATTATATTCACCATCTTTATTCATCATAAAATGCTGATCATTTTCTGTTTCTACTTTTGAATTAAAGAAATGCGTATCACCTGATTTTATTATATAACCATATATTCTTTTTAAATTATGATATTTTCTAGCTCTTAGTCTTGGATTTCCAAAATTAAGATACAATCCATAATCATTTTTTGCACTCATATCGTTTGCAAAACCATCTATTCCTACAATACCGTACAATTTATATGGATCATTTACCATGTTCCATAATAATTTCCAATATGCTTCTTCTTCAATCATGCCCTTACCAAAGAATTTTATAAATATTCTTTTAATTCTACTTTCATAGGCTATAGCTTCTGTATTAATAGGTATATTTCTACAGTCTATTACATTACCTAATTTTGGCGGCATAATACTTTTAAAATATTGCATTATAACTCCTGTTATTGTTTGATTTAATTAATTTAGTTAAAGAATACTTGCAAGGCCCTTATTGGTATTTGAATATTACTATTTCTAGAAACA